CATCTATCAGCCGTGGCTCTGCGCTGTCGGCTACTATTAAGTCACTGGCGGCGTGATGCTGATTCAGTTCTGCGATCTTAGCAGTGGAAAGCCCCGGTAAAGCAAACATCTCATCGAGGTATATCTTGTTGTTGCGCTTGTCGATTGCGACATTAACCAGGGTCGTGGGATCTTCAGAAAACCCATAATCCTGGCCGTAGCATTGTAATTGCAGGTCGTGATTGAACTCACCGATTGACCAGTTCGTGAAAACAACTCCCTCGGCTGCATCCATCCACTCCCCAAGAAATCTGTTCTTATACGCCGTGAGGTTTCTGTCGTGAACTTTGTCGGCTTTTTCGATGAACGAATCAGAGAGGTTGGCAATATTCTGCAAATAGGTGGTGTGGATATAACAGGTATCGGCCTGACGTGACTCAAACCAGCGAGTATAAATCCAGTGACTTGTATGCGTTGGGTTCAGAACGATGATTACCCGGTTCTGCACTCCCTTTTCCCTGACGGATTCATCGATTTTATCAAATGTATTTTCTTCAACCAATTCCTCGGCCTCATCCAGTACCCATGTTGTCACTCCTTGTATTGACTTCAGTGCGGCTGTTTGATTGCCCATACTTGTTTTAATTCCTCTGAAGATTATTCTGCTGCCGCTATGCTTATGAGTTATCTCGGTCTTACTGATATCGAAGTCGTCAAGAAGCCCCATTATCTCTATCTTCTCCAAAAATTCAGGTATGATAGATATATGGGCCGACTGAAGTGTGAACCTTGTATAGAGTATTACCTGCTTTTCACGTGCCGCCAAATCACAGAGAAAAACAGCCAACGCAAATGATTTTCCGGAGCCACGACCGCCAGTGAGTAGAAAGTATCTCTTCTGCTTCTCCCTCCATAGGGGCTGATAGGCCGGGTGTAATCTAATCTCCGTTGTGGTCATCGGTAAATTTGATAATCGGTATTGTGGGTATTCCGGTGTGATCCATTTGTTGTTTATCGGTCCAGTTAAATCGGTTCTTCATATTCATATACCAAAGCACATGATTGAATCTGTTATTCTGAAGATTTACCCGGCCCTGAGTGGTCCACCATGCCTCACTTAATCCTCTTCCATTTTTTATGATTTCCGAAAATTCAGGTTCTTGCGCAAGCCATCTATCCCATAGGTCATTAGAAAATCGACCACGCCATTCATATATCAAAGCCTTAACCTCAACATCGCTGCCGCCCTCTTTGTAAAGTTCAAGTATCTCAGATTGCCATCCCTGCGGTAATTTTTCTATGGATTCCTTTGGCCTTGCCATTCATTGACTTTTTCACAAAATTAGTAATTTCATATTATCTGCAATGCCTTTTGTTTTATTCATGTTAACACTATTTTGACGTGTATTTTCTTTCCTTCACTGATGAAGTAAGCGTTATTGTAATCCCCATGTGTCAGAGAGCGCAGTAAATCAATATGTTGCCTCATTGTGCCGACGTGTTCCATGTCTATTTGACAGAGTTTATCAAAGTCTTTCTTGCTGTAATATTTTCCTTCACCGCCGAGAATAATGTCAATATTATTTTTGAACAATTCCAGCTCTTTGGCTATTATTCTGTCGTAGACTGTCAGACTGGTATCGCTGGTATGTACCGGCACCTCTGATTGACAGATAATTTCGCCTTTGTCGACTATTTCCGTCATCAAGTGTATTGTTGCGCCGGTTGGCTTTCCCTCAGCGATGGCGTGAACGTGCGTGTACCACCCCCTGCCATTGGGTAGTAATCCCGGATGAACGTTGACACATCGAAAGTTATTAACAATGCGAGAAGGAAAAATCGTCTTGCAGTGAATTGACAGAATCAAATCAGGGCCGTATTGTTCTATCTCGTCCCATATCGGAATTTCTGTTATCAGATAACATTCATGGCTCTCCGGGATCAGGTAGATGAACTTATTTGCGAGTTCTTCGTTACTGGTTATTACTGTAATTTTCATATATTCCGGTTGATAGATCAGGATAAGGTAGTTCTATATCGGGCATTTCGATTGGATCTCCCTGTGGTGTGTAAAATTGTGCCATAAGTTGAAGCCCCCGTGTCGCTACATCCGGCATCATGTAGAAATTCCACCCCAGCATATCAAAGGTGTCGTCGTGGTAACTGCATTCTCTCCTGCCAGAGAATCTCGCACGTTTCAGCCATTCATAGGCTGTGATGTTGTCGGTAAGTATTGCGCCGCCTTTGCCTAATTTCAGTCTCTTATAGGGCCCTGTGAAAGAGAGGCACTGCAATTGTCCTCTGCGGTACATATTATGAGTGAATCGCAGCGACGAATCCCAGACGCTGGTATCTCCAAGCCTGTATTCTCCCGATAGCAATTTTGGCGATGACAGGAATTTCACCCTGCCTCCGGCGTGGATAACAGCGCAAGGAACTGAAGGGTAAGTGTGAGACGGTAATTCGATATACCGACCTTTGATGTCTTCCCACATCAGCGCAAGGAAAAGGGCGTTGCTGCAATTATCGACTGCAACCGCCATAGGCGCACCGGTATATCGGCACAATTCCTGTTCAAACAATGCCGTAACCTGATAGGGTTTTTTATTCATACCCAAATATACGGCAAATTATTATAACTTCATGTGTGTTTGTTTATTTCATAAAAAAAGCCCCCGGCTATCACCCCGGAGGCCTCCCTGAAACTAACCCTATGAAATGAACTCAGGACAAATATAAACATTTTTCGGATAAACTGTATTGTATTTCAAAAAAAGCGTATATTTGTAATCGAACTTCACTCTTGACATTATGATAATAACGGATAAAATATGCGATAGGTTCTCTTGCTCTTTGACAGCCAAGATTGAAGTTCGCCCTATCGCATTTTCAATACACCCAGTTCTGCTTCGGCGGGGCTGGGTTTTTTATTTCCACATAGGCAGTTTAGAACATGGCCTGCCGTGTCTGATTTCATCGAGACAGAAACAAAGCTATACGACTTCTCAATTACATGGAGGGAATGAAAGAAAGAGTGTGAGCAATGCCCGTCCGGCAACTCACGACCTGCAAGTTTCCCGAAGTGATGCAAATGGCCGTAAGAAGTAGGTGCGAATCGGCAGCCGGGGGCATAAACCGGAAGGGATGTAAAGTGAATTGAAAGTCTGCCTGTTATTTAACAGAGTTATCCGGCGGGGATAGGCTTGCAGGGATATAAGGATAGAATATGTATTTATACTTAGTCGCAATGGGTATTTATACTTATTTTTATTTTTTTCAATCTTTTTCATCATTTGTTTGTTTATTTCATTTTTTATGCTTTACTTTACCCTCGGAAACTAACACGAATCAGAGATGAACTCAGTAACTATCACAGACAATGGCAGTATCATGCCGAAAAAAGAAGCCCAGCGCTTCAGCGAAAAAGTCCAGCACATTGTCAAAGAAGTCCTCGCCGGTGAATTTCTCGGATGGGAAGATTACGCTTCGATGTCGGTGTATGACTTGATTGAGAGCTGCGCCGAAAAGCCTGAGCGCAAACTCGGCGATGCCGCACTGCTTATCTTCCACTCGGATTGGAAGAGCATAGTCGAGAAATTAAAAAGGCTGCAAATATACGTTGACGGCTACTGCCCGAAGTGTGGAACTCAAACAGAAGAGCAGCACAGATTAATAAGGCGTGCGACTCAGTATTCACCGGATGAATACGAATACTGGCATGAATGCCCGAAGTGTGGAGCTATAATTTACGAATCGATATGAAAGACAAAATCGCATCACACGAAAAGGCTATCGAGATACTGGAGACAATCGAGTACGCTCGCAGGCGCAAACAAGTCTATCAGGACGCATTGGCTGGCTTTGTTGGTGTTTATCTGCCCGACTTAGCCCACAAGTACGAAAACAACATCGACACGCTTAAAAGGGCTGAAAATAGGCTCTGGGAAAGATACTACAAACTAATCAATAAAATGAACGATGGAAACTAACTTTATCAAATCATGTAAACTGCAAAGGTTTACAGGCAACGAAAACGAGTATCATGCAATGGATGATATGCTTTCGGTCAGCAAAATGAAACTTCTCAAAGTCTCTCCTGCTCACTACAAAGAAGGAGAGGAGAAAGAAGAAACTGAGGCTATGATTTTCGGCAGCGCCTATCACTGCTATATTTTGGAGCCAGAGAGATTCCAAAAAGAATATTACGTCTTTGACGATTCGATGATGTATGAAAAGCTCATCACTGACGGTTTCAAATCGCCTCGCAGCACAAAGGAATACAAGGAGTGGCAGGAATCGGAGATGCGGGTAATAGGTGAGCGCAAAGTCATTACAAAGGCGCAATTCGACACGATTGAAAAAATGAAGTCCCGGCTAATGCGTCACCCGATGGCTAAATCGCTTCTTACCAACGGTGAACCTGAAGTCGGGTTATTTGGCGAAATCTTGACAAATAACGACAAGTCAGTAAAAGTCAAACTAAGGCCTGATTACATCAAAGAGAAAAAGCGGGTAGTGGTGGATCTGAAAACAACGGCAGACGCATCACTTGATGGCTTTACCCGACTGGCCGCAGCAGGTGATTATCAAATTCAGGCCGCTTTTTACCTCGACATGGTGCAAAGGCTTTATGACGATCAGTTGCCGTGGTCGTTTGTGTTTATCGCACAGGAAAAGAAAGCCCCTTATGACTTTAACCTATTCGAGGCAGGGGTCAAGTTCATAGGTCAGGGAAGATACGAATATGAGCTTCTTATTGGCCTTTACGCTCATTGTTTGGAAACAGGCAGGTGGCCAGGATATCAGGTATTTTGCGCCAACAAATTCGGAATGGTAGAATTGAACCTTCCGGCATACGCTATTAAGTCGATTGATTGGTACGATCATAAATTCTAAGACAATGGAAAAAAGAAATTTGCCAACACTAAAGGATCTCTACGGAGAAGTCGAGTTAAAAAAAGAGCAGAACGATCTCAACATCCTACTCAATGCTGAACCAGCAAAAGGATGGATAAAGCAGCACCCGATGTTCAAGAAGGTAAAATACATACCTATTGAACGAGTAGAATGGCTATTAACTCGTATATTTACGAGGTGGTGGATTGAAGTTAAATCCATCCAGATGATAGCTAATTCTGTTGTTGTGACTGTGAGGTTGCACTATCAGGATGTTCTTTCAAATGAAACACTCTGGCAGGACGGGATAGGAGCCGCACCCCTTCAAACTAATTCAGGAGCTGGTGCGATCGAATGGGATAAAGTCAAAAACGATGCCGTCATGAAAGCCGCACCCGCAGCAGAAAGCTATGCCGTGAAAGATGCAGCAGAAAAGATCGGCAAGATATTCGGCAAAGACCTCAACAGGGCAGACAAAATCATGTACGATAGCCTTGCCGGAGCTGTTGTTACACCGGATGAAAAATACGGCGATATGTATGAGGAAGTTTAATAATTAATACCAAAACCGATGAGTAGAATTTCAGGAAGAATCAATTTGGCGCATTTAAAAGCGCAGTTAAAGACAATGAAGGGGCAATCTGGATTGATGGAATGTATAGTAATCCCCATCCATCTAAACCACCTCTATAAGGGCGAAAAAGGCGTATATCTTGACCTTATTGCCTTTGAGATTGAGAACAAAAAGACCGACAGCAAGGACACCCATCTGGTAAAACAATCACTGCCAAAGGATGTCCGGGAGAGAATGTCATCGGAAGATTTGAAGGCCATGCCGATTATCGGTAACTTACAAGTATGGGATTCCAGTTTCTCAGAAGCCGAGCCTCAGACAGATGTCAGCGAGGTATCTGATGAAGAATCGGATTTACCCTTTTAACATTATGGCAACAATCCCCGATAACGGTTTAGGTATGGCACGTTGTCGTACTGAATTTAATTTGAAATACTTAACTTTAAAAATATGGGAAACGATAATTTGAAAAATGAGCAATGTGCTATACCTGTTGTTAGCACACGTACCTGGATTTTTAGCGGATGGTACGCAGGTGATAAATTTGAAATTAAAGTAACAGCAGAAAATAGAGAAATAGCAATAGCATACTTTGAGACAGACTTTCCTAACCATATATGGCGCATGACACAGGAACTTTCTTAGTATGTGTGCTAACGGCTTGCAATATATTATCGGTTGCTGCTCCGAATTAGCAGTACATTAAATACGAGTGATAACCGCCCCAATACCCGTGCGGTGGGGCATAAATTATATAACAAATGGAAAATAAAACGATTAGGAAAAGCGCTACTGTAAAAGTGATGCTAAGTTACAATTACAACCACTTTGAAGCTTCAATTGCCTTGGAAAATGAGAACGGACTAACCACCAAAGACATCGACGATGCAAGAAAAGACTGCAATAGGTTATGTGACAAAGCCATTAAGCAGTACCAACAATCAAAGGCTATTGAAACAAAAAGAGCAAACCTAACAAGCGAGAAAAGGCAATTGGAGCGTGAAGTAGCAGAGATTAAACAGAAAGACAAAGCGCTTTGGTCAGTTACCGATAAGGCTAAAGTAAAAGCTTTAGAAGACCACAACTGGGAGCTTCAATGGGATTACGATGATGATTGGGATGAAGATGATTATTAGCAGCGTGTGATGGCGGTATGCTCCCACGAGCTAAAAGCAACTGGAATATATTGCTTGTTAGCGGCTGGCTGTTTTTCTGAAAAGATTTACAGCCTATAAATAGCACTAAACTAATTAAATGTTTCAGCTTGCCGCTAACGGCTGGCGGTATGCGCTGGCTGGGTTTAGAAGCAAAAACTTTCAATACAGATAAACGATGAATAAAAGTACAAACGATACAATTAACCACCGGCCCCAGCTGGCGTATGACCGCATGTTAGGTGTTGTGGCTGTGTCGGCATTATTTGTACGAAAGGATTCTATTTATAAGGAACTTGGCGTTGATTGTTGGGATATGGAAAGGAATGCACTTAATTGGCAAGGCGGAAACCCTGTTATAGCACACCCGCCATGTCGTGCGTGGGGGCAGCTATCACACATGGCAAAACCAAGACCAGGCGAAAAGGAACTTGCTTTTTTTGCTATTGATATGATTAGAAAATATGGTGGAGTATTGGAACACCCCAGGGCTTCAAGACTATGGCCTGAATATTTACCTATGCCTGGAAAAGTGGATGATTTTGGAGGATACAGTATTTCCGTTGACCAATTTTGGTGGGGGCATAAAGCAAAAAAAAGCACTCTATTATACATTGTTGGTTGCCCTATTAGAGAGCTGCCAGCGATGCCAATGAGATTTGATGCTTTACAATACACTATAAGCAGCAAGATAAAAAAGAAATCAGGACGCAGAATTTTAAAGGAAATTCCCAAAAGCGAGCGGGAGGCAACGCCAATTGATTTTGCAAAATGGTTAATTGAAGTAGCGAACCGGGGCGGTGGGAGCCATTGCACCTAACGGTACGCAAGTATGAATAGTAAAATTACGGATATGAAAGCAGAAACAAAGAAATACCTACGGAAAAGAAAGCAGATAATTGAAATTATTATGCAAATGGATGTGCAGTGCCAAGACAAAGTAGATGGTATGCTGTACGATTACGCCGTAAAACCACAATTTTGGGAATCGAGAGATACTGCCGAAAAGATACTTGCAAAAGTAGGTATTTCTAAACCGAAGGAACTTGAACAGACTGAAACTTCTGGATATGCAGTCGGTTAGTAATTTTATTATTTATACTTGCTGTTATAGCATCGTTTTAATGTGCTATAACGGTTGGGTATATGGTGCGTTGCTTGCACCAAAGTTTAATTGAAAAAACAAAAGATAAATATTATGACAAAAGTTGACAAAAATACGGACAGCAATGCACTATATACTGTGTTACCTGCTGTGCCTTACCAATTATGTCCTAAATGTGGCGGGCAGGGGACAGTAAGTAAGCCACCTTATGTTGCTGGTGATGTATATGAATGGACAAGTAGCCAGTGTTCGTTTATTTGCGATGTGTGTGATGGTAAAAAGATAATACCTATGTATATAATACAAGAAGTGCCTGCCGATGAATAGGTATTGCAGGTAACGCTCGGGGTGTATGTCGTGAGCACGTAGCTTGCGGAGTGCGGAGAGACATTCAGCCTGTGCTTACGATATACACCATAGTTGGCGAATGTGCCGCAAGCAGTACTAACTTAAATTGAAATACGATGAGTAAAGAATTAATTGACTTTAGAGAATGGGTGCTAAATGGTGGCTATGATAGCATAACTACAATATCAATGCTCGGAATTATTGACGACTATATGTCAATTAATTCAGCACAGGTTGAAAGCCCGAGCGTTAGCGAAAATGAGCATCAAGAAAAGGATTGCGATAATTGCCGGTATGGGCACATAAAGTCATATGAGTACCCATGTAAATATTGTGATAGATATAGCAGATGGGAGCAATCCGATTGATGCGGCCGCTTGCGGCATTTTCGCCAACG